TACGGGATGTGTGACTGCAGGTACTCCACCATGCTCTCGTAGTACGAGTCCATCACGGTATCTCCCCCTTCCCAAGACTGCCACAGGTTACAGAAGCCGTTGTTGAAGTAGTCGTAGCCGATGCGAGAGATGCACCGCAGTGCTTCGGGCAGACCATCCTTAGCCTCACCCGACATAGGGATGTGTTGTTTCCAAGCCAGCTCGTACTCTGTTTGGTACTTGCCGTTGTTGTCCCAGTAGGTTGTGTATTTTGACATAATAAATAAATTAAAGGGTTGTTACAATATGACGAGCAGTGTCCCTAGGAACGCCAACCAAGAGAGGAAGGCGACCCACAGGAACATCTCGGTACGTACACGCTCACGCTTCTTCATCAGTTAAGAGGTATTGTGTCTACGTCGATTCCGAAATTGCCGTCCACCTCGAGCAACCCATCGTCGATGAGTGATTGCGCTGTGCGTCCGTAGTGTCCTTGTAGCGTCCAAGCCATGCCGTTCTTGATGAGCTCAGAGAACAGCCTTAGTGTTTGGATGTCGTTGAGGTGTCCCATCTCGTAGTCGATTAGTCGGTTGGCAACGTCGTACCTGTGTGAATAGGGTGTCATTGGTTGATTGGTTTGTGAAGTTTGAGACCGAGTTGGTCAGCGGCATAGTTGATGTGCTTCTGTGTGGTCACGGACCAGTAGCCAAGCTGTCGGAGGATGTTCCCCTCCACTCGTGCCACAGGTGTGCCGTAGCTGTAGACGGTGGTGCCGTCATGCACCAAGTTCTTTGTGTACTTCTTGAATTTCATTATACTTGGGTTTCTTCGTGAATACTGATGATGTGTTCTGCTACATGCTCTTCGAGGCGGTCCACTACCTCGTCCACCTGGTCGTATGTGAACCCGTGGGTCTGACGTAGGTACTTCTGAAGTAGTTGGTATGCACTCCTGACGTGAGTGTCAAGGCTGTTGGCATTGAAGCAGTCGCTGACTGCCACTCGGATGTCGAGGTCGGTTTGTGATTCGATAGTCATTATTCTTGGCTGTCTTTGTGGATTCTGATGATGCAAAGGGCGAGCAGGCCCGCCATGTAGATGGCGAGGCCAATGCCCACGGATGATTGAAGTGTTAGCATTACTCTTGGGTTTCGTTGTCTGATAACTCGTGGCACATGCTTGCGAGCAGTTGGCGTAGGTCGTTGGTGCCCAGGTAGTAAAAGACGTGTTCAATCATGGCATTCGGTCCCATGACCTCTTTGATGTCATCGAATGCGTAGCCCAGCTCGGACTTGGACATGTACCCACTCTCCGTGAGTTGTGTGTGGTAGTTTGTGAACTGCATAGTTATTGTACTTGGTCGTTGAACGTTTTGACGTAGAGTTCCCTGATGGACCAAGCCAGCAGGTCAGGGTAGTCCTTGGCGATGTCCTCGTCACGTGACTCCCACATGGTCGTGGCGATTGACATGACCCACATTGGAGTGAGCTTTGCGAGGTAGTTGAGGCGGTCTAGGTGCTTGCCGTGGTGGAAGCCGTTGAGGTAGAGCACAGCGGCTCCGAGGGTTGGAAATGCGGTTCTTGGTTCCATGTTGTATGGGTTGAGGGTTTGAGGGGGAGCCGAGTGCCCCCCCGTCTTGTGTTCAGTATTCGACAGCGTTTTTCAGTGAGTCGCGCATGTTCATTGCGACGGCCTCCCAAAGTATGTCCAGCTTGGCGTCGCCACTGCTGAAGGTCATGCCGCCTTTGGATTCGACGTGCGTGCGCCACTCCTCAAGGAACACGAGCGTCCCGCCCAAGCCGCTCGCTTTTGGCGTTGGTATTTCGTCGTATCCTGCCTGCGAAAGTTCGTCGGCCGCGTAAACCTTGCCGAGGTTGAAGGCGTTGTCGATGATGTCGCCCAACTCTGTCGGGGTCAATGTGACTTTGATGTTGTCCATGTTGTATGGGTTAAAAGGTTTTGAGGTGTGGGGGGAATCGAACCCCCGGGGCCAATGTTCCTTAAGCGACCCCCACCAGTGCACACCTTGGACTAAATCAGGCCTCCATCTCGCGGACAAACTCCGCACCTGACATATTGAGGTCGCGGGCCATTTCGTCCTCCAGGCCGTGGATGAGTTCCTCGGCGGTCATCTGCACAGGAGCCTCGAGCAGGAAGTCCACGACGGACACGACACGCTTGGCAAACCTACGCTTGGCGGCAGGTGTGTGGCCCACTTTGAAACGGCCCTGCAACTGCTCCTCAATGTCGCGCAGGTCAAGGGTGGATTTGCCCACGTTGAACTGCAACAGAAGGGGGTGGGAAAGGTTGACGAATCGCGCTCCGGTCTCCTGCTGAAGGGCAAGGTAGCGGAACAAGCGGTTGAGCATGGTGCCCACCACAAGGTCGCGGGCTTGTTTGTTGTTCGCGTCCAATTCGTAGGTGAATGTGAAGCGGTTGTCAAGGGTCACCTCGTCGTTGTTGCGGGTGGTGTTGATTGCCTGAAAGGCGGTTGCTGAAAACTGCATGAAATTGAAATTGTGCGCACGTTGCGCGGGTTAGAACAACGAGGGGGAGTCGAACCCCCACACCCTACCGAGGTGGCCCACCGGGCCGTTGCTGACGCCATGGCGGGTGGATAGCCCCGCAATCCCTAGCTGGCTAGTATCATGGCGTTGTAGTCAAATGTTGTTTGTTGTATTTCTTCCTCCATCCCCCCGCGCGGTGTCGGCTACGGGGGTAGGTAGTTTCATCATGTCAAAGAACTGCACCCTTTGGTGAGTGGTTGCCCCCCGTGGTTTCTGCATGCACGGGGCGTGGTGCGCTCGAGCGATTCGAGCGGGGGCCTTTAGTCAGGGCCGGGCACTACGTCAAAACTCCATCGGGCGGTTGCCGTTGCAACACGTCCCCAATGTGGGGCAACATTCCCAACCTGCAAAACTTTTCGACAGAGAGTTGGTAGGGTTCGACGAAAGCGGGGAAAACGTCGACGAACGACAACCCCGGCGTGTTTGCGTATGTCAGGAAAATTTCGTATCGCGTGCGTGCGTACGTGCGCGGGATTCCATATTCACGGGGGAGGGGTGCGGCCCCGGTTGGGGGTGGGTTTGGTGTTGGTCTTGGAACGGGGGGAGGTTGTCCCGGTGGTGTGGTGGTGGTGCCATGGGTTGTGTTGACATTCACACCGATACTATAGCAGTAAAACGCTGAAAGTTTTGTCAATACTAACAGGCAAAGGGGACCCCCTGGGTCGTGTCAATCGACTTCCGTATGCGCGCGCACGTGTGTACATACAGACATTATCCCCACCCCACATATAACTCAGGACTTTTTATCTTTGCACTATGGCAAAAGTACAAGTAAGCACATACAAGAAGGTGAGGGTGAAGCGTAAAGGCATTCACTCTAAGAACAAGAGTTCCAAGAGCAAGAACTCGAAACTGTATACGAAGAAATACGCCGGGCAAGGGAGATAATACCCGGGGACATGTATGTTTCCACTTTTGGAGCGGAACATGTGTGTGTTTCCTTTTTGTACTCCCGACAGGACTCGAACCTGTAACCTACAACTTAGAAGGCTGTTGCTCTATCCGATTGAGCTACGGGAGCATATCGTGTGAATCAAAGATACTTAGAAGTATTCGAGTAAACAAGCAATTCAGTACTTGACTTTGTAACTTTTTTACCGTACCTTTGCTAAAGCGAGTGGCACTTACACATCGACAATAAACGCCCTCGTTCCCTACTGGATGCCGGGAACGGGTCATTCTCCTGAAAGACTATTGCCGCGTTTGACAATCACTGTTTCTCGTAGACGCTAAGTGCCGTACCGAGGTTAGCTATATCCTGATGTGTAGTATATTTACACTCATGAATGAACAGTTAATTAAGGTACTACAATCAGCAACTAAGAAAAAAAAGAACAATGGTTCTGCCCGTGCACGCCGACGTGCTATGGAGAGAGCATTGAATAAGTATCACGGATATGAGAACAGTCAAGAAGGACAAGAAGACGGGGCTTCCTGAGAAGTACCTATCTGGTTCTAAGAATCGGGCCGCAAGAGCGGCATCCATCGAGAAGGGTAAGGAGGCCTACAAGAAAGGAGAGAAACTCCCCGACAGCTATTTTGATGAAAGGCAAGAGTACAAGAAGGGTGGAAAGGTAAAGACAGGTAAGGGAGCCAAAGAGGGCAAGAAGCCTTTGAATGCTTCCACTGTCGCCTCCTTGAAGAAGAAGGCCAAGTCTTCCGGCAAGTCACTCTCCACACTTAAGAAGGTGTACCGCCGGGGCCAGGGGGCCTACCTCTCTAGTGGCTCGAGACCTAAGACGAGTATGGCAGCTTGGGCCATGGGAAGGGTGAACAGCTTTATTAAGGGCTCTAAGAAGCACGACACAGACTTGCGATAATTTTATTAGATTTGTAACCTCAACAGCAACACTATGCCAAAAGCAAAAAAGAGAGCCAAGAAGTACAGCACGTATGCCTACGGTGGTTCAGTCACTAAGATGAGTGCACAAGACATTATGAAAGCTATGCGTGGCGGTACGCTTAAAGTTTCTCGCAACCACTTTGCATCAGGAGGACAGCTCAAGCCCGACTACATCGACATTGATAAAGATGGTAACACCAGCGAGTCGATGAAGGATGCAGCCAAGGATGTACCTAAAGCTAAGAAAGGTATGAAGGTGCCTAAGGCTAAGTTGGGAATGAAACTTAAGAAGAAGTAATGCTATTACAGGTACTGCGCTTTTCGGATAGTGGAGACTCGACCAGCGGTTTGCTGTGCGAGTTGAAAGCCGATGGGCGGGAGTTCCTGTGCTATACTCTTGAGGACGAGTCACGGGTTGTAAAGAAGAGAGGCGAGACCCGCATTCCCGAAGGCATGTACGAGCTCACCCTCAGGAAAGAAGGCGGGTTCCACGAGAAGTACTCCGAGAGGTTCCCCGACATCCATGAGGGCATGCTCTGGGTGCGAGATGTTCCAAACTTTGAGTACATCCTTATCCACTGTGGGAATACAGACGAGCACACAGGAGGATGTCTTCTACTTGGTGACAGCCAAGAGAACAACTTGCTCATGGAAAGTGGATTCATTGGCAAGTCAACCAACGCCTACGAAAGAGTATACACAAAAATCTTACATGCTATGTCCGAGGGTAAAGACATCCACATCGAGTATGTCGACTTGGAAGAAGCAATCGTCGCAAAACTTACATTATGAGAGCTAAAAAATACAGAGCCGGAGGTATGGCCCCTGATGGCATGCAACAAGACCCCAACGCCACAGGACAAAGCAAAGCCCCTCGAGGGAGACAAGCGGACGCAGCCGCTATGGCGCAGGCCAACATGGCTGCTTTGCCACCGGATACAACCTTCCGAGACCCAGAGCACGGAGCTAAGTCAGTGCCTTTGAGTGAGGATGTTCAGAGAAAACCCACCGGAACTACAGCCATGGGTGACCCATACACTGGTGATGAAAGCTTTGGACAACTCGGTACTCCAGGTGCAGCTATCTCTATCGGAGGAACTCAAATCAATCCCAATGACGTTATGATTGGAGGGCAGTCCTACGACTTGGGCTCGTTTGACGACGGCACAAGCGATGGTGAAACTCCAGAAGGCGAAGAGGGCATGATGATTAACGCTGCTAAGGGAGCGATGGTCCCTCACGACCCCATGGGTGGTTTTGATGACGGAGCCGACATGCCGGGTGAGCCTACAAAAGGATACGAGCGACCCAAGCCATCTCGCAAGCCTAAGTTTGAAGAAGGAGGATTTAACGTGATGGACCCACGCGACTTCCTTACTATGCTGCGCGACGAGCGTAAAGCAAAGAACTCTCAACGCCAAGCCCCAGGTCCACGTAAAAACAAGTAAGCATGAAGCCCAAGAAGCTCTCCAACACCTTCCGCAACTCTGAGCATGGCGAGAAGGCCGAACCCCTTGTGAAAGGAGGTCAGGAAATTAAGATGAAGGGGGTTCTTGAGGAGCAAGAGTCTTACTACCTACAGTCATCTCACCTCTTTAAGTTTGATGGCGCTGACCTCGAAAAGCCCGAGGCTCCATTCCGTGCGTCCAAGCAAGTCATGGAGAAGCTGCAAAAGGACCAGGCGACTCGGGATTGGTTTGCAGACCGCCCTGGCTTTGGTGGCGACCCCAACAACACACCCATTCCCGAGTGGTACCAACAGCTGATGAGCCTCCTTGGCCCATGGATGGCTGGCGGAGGACAGATGATGTTCTTCCATACAAACGCTAGTTACAGCGAGGCAGACCACACGTTTGAAAGCGGCGATTTTCACGGCTTTCACAGTGAGATGTGGAGGATTCAGAGAGAGGCTAGGGAGTTCGTCATTCAACAGCTGTTTGACTTCGACCAAGATGGAGTGTCTTTGGGCATGGACCCAGAGGTTCAAGACTACATCTACAACTACTTGATTGACCAGAATCCAGCCAACAGCTGGATTACTCCGGACATGATTACGCCGTTCAACCTGCACGGCATAGGTCACTACTACTCTCAGACAAACCCGAACTACACTGGAGACTTAGAGCTTCGTTGGATTGGCCCTGATGGTCAACAGGTTCTCAGCTCAAGCGGTGGAGTCCTGGGCCCCACTGGATGGATTAGTCAATTTATGAACAATGGACCAGGAGCAGAGTACGCCCTTGCCAATGAGTGGCAGTGGCCTCCTTCCATTGACCCGTTTGGTCTTTGGCAAGCCCTAGCTGAAGGCGCACCTATGCCACCAGACCCTTTTAATGCGATGATTTCTGCCAGCCAGTTCTTGGCGCAGATGGTTACTTACCAGGACGGCACATCGAACCCAGAGGAGTTTCCTGAGATTGACTTTGACGTCGACTACGAAGCTGCAGGTTACGAGAGCTTGTTGGATTACTACACCAACACTTCTTCGCTGTATGCTCAGAATCCAATCATGTTGTACTATCAGTACATCGCGGGCGGCGGCGAGGGCTACTCCCACTACGCGGGGGCTTCATTCTTCTACCCTCATTACCTCCAGCAGCTACTGCAAACTTTGGGCATAGACATCGACCCCAGTATCAATACAGACTACTCAGGGTACGCAACGGGCAACATCGACGACTTCTTTACCGGACCAGGTATGGAGGAGTACCAGGCTCTGCTTGATTTGATGTCTCTTCACCACAACGAGACAGGAGACTCTGACCAAGGCATGGCTAGTATGCTGCAAGCATACATGTCTAGCAATGGTGATTACGGATGGAACGCTCAGCTCGGAGCCTACATGGACTGGTACGCTACTGGTGTTCAAGGAGGTTTTATCGAGCTCTCTGAAGCGGGTTACGATACTTTTGAGGCTGCCTACACGGCATACACTGGAGACCAAGATAACCCCTTCAACTGGTTTTGGTTTGACTTCTCTCAAGAGATTGGCTCTGATGAGTTCCTGAACATCTACGAGTACACTCTTTCTCCAGATGGGTATTCGCCTGACTGGGGTCAGACATTTGGAGATGACTCAGGATACAACGAAGGCGGCTGGTACGGCGAGAGCTACTACGACTTTGACCCTCAGGCCGACCTCAACTTTATCACAACTGCCGAGCAGTACCTCGACACATTCCCTCCGGGTAACTTTACGGGTAGCGAGGGAGTCCCTCTGTGGTATCAGACTATCATGTCTGCGTACACGGGTTGGGCCGCCAATGGTTTGTCTACCAACTTCGGTTTCTCAGGCACAGCGGCTGACTTCATTCAGAACAACCAGCCAGGCAGTGCAGAGCAGGGTGGTGGTCACGCTTCCACCGCAGGAAATTATTTCCATCAGTACACAAACTACTGGGTGAACTTGGCCTTCGACCATGACGGCGATGGACAGTTCAACGAGAACGCACTCCTAGACTTGGCCGACCAAGGATTCAACTTTGGTCAGGTGGTTATCGACTCCATCAACTACCAGTTGGCGCAGAAGGGCCTGGGTCCAACTACACTTACTGTTGCGGACCTGACGCCTGAAATGTTCATCCCCACTAGCCCTCCCGCAGGAACCATCAACCCCGTCACTGGTGAAGAGATTAGCGGATGGTGGTGGGGCCACGGCGCTTTCTACGAAGCAGACCCTCAGCTTTACAACCTGAACAGGTCGGAGCTTATGAGCTGGGCGAATGGTCACCCCAACTACGCTAGTGGTGGCGGCGAGCCTCACCCCTACCCAGGAGGTATTGCGAGTACGCCCTGGCACGCTGACTTCATCCTGACTGGACCTACTGGTGTGTTCCCTCCAGAGCTTGACCCCCTCGGCATCTGGGAGTTTAACACCAATGGAGAAGGCCCTGGCTTTGGTTTGCAAATGAGTGCCAACCTGGCGCAGAGTTACTACTTCTATCTTGCCACTACTGCAGCGATTCAGTCGTTCCAGATGTTCGGCAACGTATTCCAGACTGGCTCTATCGCCACCAACGGCAACGTGCAGGACCTTTGGGCTGGTAACACGGGGGGTCAGATGGACCCCGAAGACGCTGCTCACACCACAGGTTCTATTGTTACGTGGACGTTTTTCCACTCCGTCAACTACCTCGCAGGGGCTGACGGATTGGACGAGGCTGGAAACGTTTCTACATACGGTGGTGTATTCCAAGAGCTGGTCGATGCGCTTCAGGTAAACAACTACAACGAAGAGACAGGCCTGGCCAACTACGACCCGCCAGACAACAACTCTTGGATGTTCAACCTGCTGTACCAGTACTTCCACCTGCAGCCAGGCAACCCCATCATGGAGGAGAGCTTCTTCGCGGAGCAAGAGGAACTTTTCTCTTGGTACCTACTTGGCGTTGTCGGTATGGGTGACATGGAAGACATCTCTACATGGAACGGACCCCTCGCTTCAGAGATGTCGGAGGAAGCAATCAACAACTTCAATAATGCTCTAGAAGCGGGCACGGTGTTCTTTGACTTCACCTACGGCGTCACTGACCCGAACTTTGTGTACTACACTACACAGGGAGAAGATGGGAACCCCATCTGGATGCAGTTCGGAACTGCCTTCATGCAGGACATTCTTGGCGGCCCAACAATCAACCCATCCATCGGTATGGGCACCATGTTGGGCAACGATGCTATCTTAAACATGGCTGATGTCCTGAACCGTCACGGTGGTATGATTGATTACAACGGTGATGGTCGAGTTGACGTAGGAGACTTCTTGGCCTTCTTGCAATGGGCTTTGTTTGACGCAGGCGCAGCAGAAGACTACAACCCGCTCATTCAGTTCGCAGGCATCTTTGGTCTGCTCATCCCCGCCAACGAAGGATTTGCAGGCCCCCTGTATTCCAACTGGTTTAACCAGCTTGCTGCTGGAGACAACGTTGGAGCACACGCTTGGCTTCTCCCAAACATCAACGGTTACGGGGACGAGCTAACCTTCAGTGGAGATGGCACCCTCGGTGCAGGTGTGTTTGGATTTGAAAGTGATTTTTCTTTCGGTGGAATGCACCTTGGGGCTATCCTCGCACCAATGTTGATGTTCCAGTTCGTAAACGAATTTGTTGAGTCTGGAGGTAACGTTCCAACCTGGTACGAGGGAATCGTAAACAACGATTACGCCAACGCCAACTTCGATGATTTCCTGAACATCATATACCCAGAGTGGAGCACTTGGAGCACCTCCAACGAAGGCCTTAGCTTCTCAGGCCCTCTGGCTACGGAGGCATTTAGCGGAGAAAGCTATGACAGCATCAACACGTTCTTGCTTGCAGTATTGCCAGGGGCTGCTGCAATGTCCAACTACGCTGCTTACTACCTCCAGAACGGAATCAACATCAACGAGCAGTTTGTTGTTTCTGCAGGCAACATCTTAAACGTTTCTGCCGGAGGAGATTCTCTGTCGGATGGGCTTGATTCTCAGCTTGCTCAGAACGCCATTACAGGATACGTAACAAGCCTTGTCTCTCAGAACGCCTCCCTGTTTGCATCCTTCGATGTTCTCCAGGATGGTTCGTTTGGGCAGGACGACCAGAATGCGATTGCCACCATCATGGCTATCCTGTCTATGAGCTTTCAGATACCAGACCTTTGGACAGAAGACACCAATTCATTTGACGTCTTCGACATCATATCTGAAATACTGAGCAACCCGTCTTACATGTCTCTCACTCTTGGTGTAAATAACGCCATCAGTGCCTTTGGTGTTAATCCCGCTGATGTTGGTATTGGGCCTGACTCTACTCTTCTTGACTTGATTACATCCCTTGGAAACCAAGCCGGAATAGTTATTGCAGGCTCTGATTCAGCTTCTCTTCTGGCACCCTATGTGAACAGTATCTGGGGTGCTATGTTCCAAGCCATGCTTGGATGGGAGTCGAGCGGGGAGTTCTCTTGGGAGCAAGGTTCAGGTGCAGACATGCCTCCGTTAGCTTATATGTACAACGTCATGAGCGGCGGGAGTGCTACCACCAGCTCCAACTACTCTAATTACGGTATACTTGCAGAGTTTCAAGAGCTAATTCAGTCTCTGTACTTGAATGATAACTCGGTCTTTGGCAATCTGTTTGAGAACACCGATGGTAGCTACTACACAGACGCTGACGGAAATCAAATCCCGTTCTCTTTCACGGCAGCTGGATTGCAGGCCCTTGCGGGCGCGACATACGGTGCTCAAGCTGGCTCGGGTGCGTCACTTTACCAAACAGAGGAGTGGAACGAGGCATATCAAGATATTGCTCAGGCTCTCGGCGAAGCAGGAGTTGACATCGACTTCAATGGTGACGGGGTGTACGACATGAATGACATTAACATTCTGTTGAGCATCGCAGAAAATGGTCCTGTAACTGAGGCTCAAGTTCAGTTAGCTGAAATCTTGAACTATCAGAGTGGCTCGAACTCAGTTGAGTTTGGTCTTGACGATGTAATCATGTTCATGAACTTCTTCGGGAACCCAGGACCAACTACCGTCTACGGATACGAAGGAAGCTCTTACACATGGATTGATAACGACGGAAACCAAACGGTTTACAATATGGACTCAGAAACAGGTTATCAAGGAATGCCTATCGGAACCAACATCAACATGTTCGGGTACTTCAACGACGATGGCACATGGGTTGACTTCGGATACGATGACGTGACACCAGACGATTACTTCGGACCAGGATGGAGCGCAACACAAACAAATAACAATGAGACAACTAGCTAATTCAGCAAGACGCAGACGCTCTAAGCAGATTCGCCGTGTGGTATCTCGCGGTCTGGTTAACACCAAGTCGTTGAGCTTTGATGGCACGAATGACTTTGCAAAGTGGGCATCAAACACCACTATACCTGGACTCATGGGTGCTGGCGACTGGAGCTGGTCGTACTGGGTTAAGTCTTCTGACTTTAGCCAGGCTGGAAGCGGATTTTACTCTACGCTTTTTTATTCCTTGAACTTCTTCGGTGCAGGCTTGAGTACATTTATTATAGGCGCTATCGGAGAAAACTCTCATCCCAACTCAGCAGGAAAATTAGCATGCTTGGGCACAAGGGGCTCTGGCTCTGGGAGTTTATTTTTTAGCTGGACAAGCGATGGTTCCGTCATCGGGTCACTGACAGACGATGATTGGAATCATATTGTATTCACATGTGACACTGGTTCCACAAGGGTAATAAAGGCTTATATCAATGGCTCTGAAGTTGCAGGAACAAACGTTACGACTAATCAGACTGGCGCTGACTTTAGCTCTATTGACCTGGGCAACATTGCTTTGGGTACTCAGACATTCAACGCGGGTTCTGACAGCTTTGATGCGTTAGAGCTTGATGAAATAAGCCTGTATAGCTCTGTTCTGAGTTCCTCCGACGTAACTGCCATTTACAACAGCGGTGTGCCAGCGGACGAAACAGAGAGGTCTGGACTTATCGGATACTGGAGACTTGAGGACAACGGAAACGATTCTAGCAGCAACAGCAACAGCTTGACTATTAGCGGCGCAAGCTTCACAACTGACGTACCATCATGAGCAGAATATACGCAATCATTGACACGGCCTCCGTTACTTCAAATATGGCTGCAGCCACTGTTGAGGGTAGCGTAGAGGCAATGAGAAAAACTGTTCGCAATACAGACAAGTGTCTATTGCGTTGGGATGGTGCAAACCCTCCTGGCACATTAAGTCTCACGACATACACGCAAGACGAAATCAACAACATCCTTAATGATGAGTCTGGAGACTGGTGGATTGATTTTGAATCATACAGAGACTACGAAGAATGAATACTCTCAAGAAATACAAGAAAGGAGGGCTAAGCGTTTCTGACAAGAAAGTAAAGGTAGCCCCTCCCAAGGGCTACCACTGGATGGAGGAGCAGGGTAGATACTTCTTAATGAAGGGAGACTACAAGCCTCACAAAGGTGCTGTAGCCAAGGCTTCATTTAAGCTTGTCACTCACGGAAAATCTTAATCGACTCCTCGCCTTCTATCTTTCGGTAGAACCTCTGAACCAGATGTCTGGCTTTAGGGGTTAGTCCGTACCTGTGCTTGTAGTTCATCTTGGCTTCATCGGTGAAGTACATATCTGCCTCGGACCCTGTGTCTACTTTGAACTTCTTGTGCACTGCGTGAATCAACCCCTTTTGCATCATAGGTTGCAGTGTCCTCTGTCGAAACTTTTTGGCTGATGCGAATAGAGATTCTGCTATGTGTGTAGAGGTAAAGAACTCGTAGTCGTAAGCGAACAGCATAACCTGCATCTCCACAGGGCGTATGTCATAATGCTGAAGCATATCCTTCTCTGCAAGTCTTAGGTACTTGAGGTAGTTCTTGTTTACATACTTTTCATTCAGGTATGAAAACTCGCGCATTCTGCGCTCAGGTCTATGTCTCTTCATTTTGAGTATATTTGCTAAGACAAAAAGAACAAGATGGGAACCACACTCTCAGGCACTCAAATTAGAAACACCTACAGCGGAATCCTTAAGGCTGGTGATAATGCTGCTATTAGCAGCAGCCTCAAGACAATTTCCGACGGTCAGGGTAACGACACTGCTCTTTCTCTTTCGGATAGTCAGGTAAAGGTAACAAATCTTCTGATTGAATCACCAGGAAACTCATCTGCGGATGAGGTGCTTGTGCGTGATTCGTCTACGGGTTTGATTGGCAAAAGACGATTCCCTAGCTTCAAGAGTGTAACTCTTACTAACGGGAGTGGGACAAGCGTCAACGGAGCATCTAATGCTGTCGCGCTTACTATCACAGACTCAGCTTCCAACACTAGCACTGCCAGCTTCCAGAGTGGAGCTAACATGACCATTACGGGTTCAAGCGGCACTTACACCTATTCTTACAGCAGACGAGCTTTGCAGAAGGTTACAGCAGGAGCAACCCTTGTTGCATCTGACTACGGCGAGACATTGTTCTGCGACGCTTCGGGTTCGCTCGGAGGTGGAACCCTGACGCTTCCAGCCGCTATTGAGGGTGCTTTTTTCAGGGTTTATGTTGACGTTGCGGGCGGAGCTTTTAGCATCAACGCTGCATCCGGGGATTACTTCTACGGTGCAGTCAACGTGCTTTCTACAACAGCGGACAACAACGCATTGCAGAGTGTAACCCGAGCTACAGCTTCAGGCACGGTGGCGAGCTACAATCAGTTGACAATTCACGCTGCTGCCTCGACAACAGGCGGCGCTGCGGGTTCTCACCTGGACTTAACTTGCTATGATGCTGCCGGGTGGTTTGTGACAGGAACCCTTATTAGCACCAATGCCAACCCCGGCTCTATCGCTACTATTAACGGACAATAATGGAAATCATGGACTCAACCCTCAAGGAGCTCTTTATCAGTGAAGTAGCCGACGTCTTGGCTCAGCTTGAAGACGTCATTGAAAAGTATCAAGTCAACGACAGGGTAGCATACGCTTTTGGTTTGGGTATTGTGGACGACATACCAGACATCGGTCCAGCATGGCAAGTTGCGAGCAAATGGCATGTAGATGGCCAGGAGGAAATGGCTGAGCTGTTTTCTGCCATCATGGCTTCTTATGAGAAAATTTCGGAGGACGAGGACATCGACATTGATGACATTGACTTAGATGACTTAGGCCTCTCACTGAACTAAATAAAATGGAAAATTTAATTCGTAAAATCGTCATCGGACCAAATCCGAAGGATGCGATGGCGTACTACGTTGGCATGAAGGCTGGCGCAGGAAAGGTTGTTCTCATCGAGGAGGACGAGCGTTCATTGTACAAGTACAACATTCGTAGATACAACATCTACACGCAGGACACCGAATCGTCCTATCTGTGGAAGACTGTGGAGAATACTCCCGTCATTGTTGAATACGATTGCAACTTTGAATGAAAGCGCTGTATCACTTCGTGGTGAAGCTTGAGAAGACTCACCATGACACCATCTCGCTGGACAACGGGACTGTGCTTCACATCGACCCCAAGTGGAAAGAGTTTGAACACCGCGTCATGTATGGCGAGGTTACCTCTACCCCTGTCAAGTACGACGTAGATGTGGAGGTTGGAGACACACTGTTCTTCCACCACCACGTGGTTATGTCTGACGCCCTGAAAATTGACGTCGACGACGAGCATAGATTTATTGTGGGGTACGACCCCGTGAATACTTTGTCTTGTCACGCCATTGCTTACAGGAGCAAGAAGACGGGCGAACTGCACATGCTTGCAGATTGGGTTTTCCTTCAGCCTCTCGAAGAAGAAAAGCAGGACAACGACTTTATTGAGATTGTAGACCTAAAGCCCAAGACTCACCTCAAGGCTAAGGTGTTCTGCTGCCCCAAGGACATGATTACTCAAGGCGTGCAGCCAGGAGACATTGTAGGATTCAAGCAAAATCGAGACTACGAAATGAAGCTCGAAGACGAGACCGTAGTGTTCCGTATGCGCTCAGAAGACATGATGTATGTCCAATCGCAAGATGCCGTCAGCTAAGCTAAGTAAGCCGCGCTTCACAACCATCGAAGCCTCCCGTCGTTTGATGGGGAGCATGGAGGTTGCAATCAACAACATGATTGAGGAGATTAAGCGTCCCGTAGACCCTGAAGCAGGCGGGGCTGCGCGTAAGGCTGAGCTGCAGTCCATCAAGCAGACCGCAGTAGACTGCAAAGAACTGTTAATTGAACGCCAGAGATTAGAGCAGATGGTCAAGGACTTGAATGACAAGGGCTCTATTGACGATGCCAAAGATTACTCTGGAGGCTTCGCAGAACGATTTAGCAAATGAATGGACTGGTTGACATTGAGGGTTACGAAGAACCAGTGGTGTCAATCTGCCCACGGGGTACGCTTGGGGATGTCATAGACATCTACGGGCTTCCTATTTGCTTGCCAAAAAAACCTGCAAAAAAAGACATACCCGGTCATGACCTGCCAAAGCACCTGCAGTGCTGGCACAGGGATGAGATACCGGAAAAGCTTTCTCGTATCAAGTCTATGGACGAGTGGTACGAGATGCCCAAGGAGTTCAGGCAAAAGTTCTCCCCCTACATTGAGGAGGAGTTTCGTAGACGCCGCGAAGGGCACTGGTTTTACAACGACGGAGAACCAGTCTACATCACTGGCAGGCACTACATGATGCTTCAGTGGAGTAAGATTGATATTGGCTATCCTAGTTTCCTAGACTTCCAACGGAAGCTCTTCATCCATCAGGCCGCGTGTGAGGCTGACCCCAGGTGCCTTGGTCAACTGTATACCAAGTGTCGCCGCTCTGGGTACACAAACATGTCCGCCTGCGTTCTTGTAGATGAAGCCACACAGGTCAAGGATAAACTTTTGGGTATCCAGTCGAAGACGGGTAAGGACGCGCAAGAAAACGTCTTCATGAAGAAGGTCGTTGCTATCTTCAAGTCCTACCCGTTCTTCTTTAAGCCTATCCAGGATGGTACTACGAACCCACGCATGGAGCTTGCGTTTAGAGAACCATCTAAAAGGATTACCAAGAACAACAAGACCTCTGTGAAGGGTGATGCCCTGAACACAATCATCAACTGGAAGAACACCACCAACAACGCATACGATGGTGAGAAGCTCCACATACTTTACCTCGATGAGGCAGGCAAATGGGAGAAGCCAACAGACATCAGAGAAGCCTGGAGGATACAGCGCACCTGCTTAATTGTGGGACGCCGGGTCATCGGCAAAGCACTCGTAGGGAGCACAGTAAATCCTATGGACAAAGGAGGTCAAGAATACAAAGAACTTTGGAAAGATTCAGACCCACAAGAACGCAACAAAAACGGAAGGACAACCTCAGGATTGTACAGAATCTTCATTCCGGCCTACGAAGCCTTAGAGGGATTCTTCGACAAGCACGGGATGCCAATCATCGAAACCCCGGAGATGCACACGGAAACTCTGGATGGAGAAACCGTAGAGATAGGCGCAAAGGAGTTTCTAAAAAACGAAAGGGAGGCTCTTAAGCATGACGCTAGGGAGATGAACGAGATTGTTCGTCAGTTCCCGTTCACCACAGATGAAGCATTTCGTGATAGCGTTGAGGGTTCACTGTTCAACATCGGAAAGATTTACGAGCAGATGGACCATAATGAGAACATGTATCCAGACCCTGTGGTGCGTGGTAACTTCACATGGAGAGGCGGTGTAAGAGATTCTGAAGTGGTGTTTGTTCCTAGCTCAGAAGGCAGGTGGTTTGTGTCTTGGATGCCACCTATTGATATGAGAAATCAAAAGCATAAGGAGGGCGGAAGTCTTGTAGCACCGAACAAACTTATGGGGTGTGGAGGTGTTGACTCTTATGACATCGACGCTACCACGGACGGTAGGGGCTCAAAAGGTGCGTGTCACATCTACAACAAATTCAACATGGCGGTCCCGTCAAACATGTTTGTTGCAGAGTATTGTTCGCGTCCTCCGATGGCTAAGATTTTCTATGAGGACATA